TTATAAATATAAATACCTTTTATTATCATCATATCATTTTTCCATATGATGATAATATTTCCATAATCGGAATTTAATTGTTTTTCATTCCTTTTATATTCTATTGGTAAATTTATCCAAATTTTTATTTTTTTTAATAAAATGTCATCAAACATATTTTATATTACAATAATATTGATTATTATGATATAAACATTTTAATTATTTTCTATATTTTTTATTAATAATTAATTATAATAATTCATATAATTTAGTTTTCATATTTTTTATTATTAGATTTTCTTTCAACTTTGAAAGATTTAAATTTGTTATCATTTTCTGAAGATAATTTGAGTACATTTTTTGTAATAGTTTTGGAACGTCCTGTCATATTTGAGTTATCATATCCAGTAGTTGTCCATTTACCATGATTTAATATAGAAGTAACCGTTTTTTCATTTATTCCATGAAATTTTATTTCATCTTTAGAAAAAGTAGCACTTTGTTCGTTTGGTAATACCCATAATCTCATACTATTTGATGTATAATCTTTTCCATAAAAAATTGTAGCTGGATCTTTAGAATACTTCTCAAAAAATGATTTTCTAAAAATGTGAATAGAATCTATTTTTTTATACCATTTCCCAGAAGATAAAGTTTGAAAATTGTTTTTATTGTCGTAATAAACCGAACGCTCACCAGTAAGATTGTCAGAATTATATAAAACCATAACAATATTATCTGATTTTTTAATAGATGTAATATCTTCTGTCTTTATACCAGCATCCTCAATCTGTTTCTTCGTAAATTTTTTTCCACCCATATTTGCTGGTAAGAAAAGTTTTGCTACTTTTTTAGTTGCAGATACTTTGTAGTCTTTACCTGGAAAAAGAACTAATTTTAATTGTGGTGTACCAAAAGCTTCAACTTTATATTGATCTTTCAATGAAACCGAAGAACCTGCTATATCTAAATTAATGACAAAACGATTAGCTACAACATAACCAGCAAAAAGAATATAGCAAATAACTCCTAATAATTGAAGCCAAGCTAAGATGCTACATTTAGAAGTTTTTAAACAGGAAGCGGTTAAAGTTTGAATATAAATTATAGCAGTTCCTATTAAAAGAGTTAAGATAACATTAACTGCTAATGTTTTTTGTATCAATCCATAAATTGTGATAACTAAATTAAGAATAAAACTAGCAATAAATGAAATTTTTGCTTTACTCCACCAAGCGGAGCCATTAGAATGTTTAAAGAATCTATTAAAAAATTTACCCAACATATTATATTATATAATATATCAAAAGATATAAATTTTTATCTGAATAAAAAATTATGGGATAAGGAATTATTTGTAATTTCTCTTGATGATAATAGAGATTTTAATGTATTTGCTACTTCAGATACATCATCTAAATAATAATCAGATGTACTAGGTCTTAATCCAATTGTAACAGTATATTTATTTATGATACCAGATGAACGTGATGTAATTACAGAAAACATATCATCATCTGATATATCATTCCCTATAGCCATTATAAATCCATCTTTTTGTTCTAAATTTTCAAAAAGTAATTGAGATTGAAAATAACCTAAAACCATTTTTGTAGCATTTGCTTTTGAAATATTTTTTAAACGAATTTCCAATAACCTACAAGTCTCATATTGATTAATAACAATATTCTTATTTTCAAAAATTTGACTTAAATATTTTGATAATTCAGATGCTTTCATTTTTCCATAATCAGGTTCACTTTTTTCATAGTTCCATAATAAATATGTTTCCTTTAATTCTTTATATGAACCAGGGGTCATATCTGTATAATTTTGAATGATCTTATCAGCAAAAGATACCCATTTAATATCATCAGCCTTATAAGAATTAATCCATTTAGTTGAATTCGGAAATTTAACAAATGCACCTTTTTCAGCAACTAAACCAATGTTAGAAATTTTACCAAACACATCTTCTAAAATTTTACGACTTTGTCCAGAAATTATTATCACAATATTTCGTTTATCTAGTATTAATGTAGATATTGAATGTAATAATTCCTTTTTTGGTTTTAATAAAATATTATTATGCCTTTCCACTAAAGTTCCGCCATAATCTAGTAAAATTAATCTTTTTCCAGATTTAGTAAAAGAACTAATATAATCTGTATTCTCTAAATGTTCTACATTAATATCTAAAGCAATTAATTTTGTATTTGAACCCCAACCTATCTCCATATATTTTTTATTAACATTTTCAACTGATATATTAAATAATTCTGTTACAAAATCATTAGCCCAAAAATTAAAATTATGTTTTAATACATATTTATATCGAGCAGTATGAAGAACTTTTCGCTTTTCTAAATCCATTGTTAAACCATCGTATATATTTTTAGAAACATCATCTAATTTTAAAGGATTTACTGATAAAACTCCTGGAAGACATCTATAACAACCCATAAATTGTGATAAAATTATACAACCTGGGTTTTTTGTATCTAAAACAGTGTATTCGTATGGAAATATATTTAATCCATCCCAATATGATGAAAATAATCCTAAACAAGATATTTTAGATATTGATATTAAAAACATTAAACTGGCGATATCATTTTTAAAATTAATAACTTTAATAACATCATTTCCATGTTTTCTCTTAATATCTTCTATTTCCTCATAAATATGTTTCCTCCGTTCAATATTAATATGTTTTTCTTCTAATAAAAATTCAAATAATACAACATTATCTTTGAAATCTGGATTATTATCTAAAAAATAATTATATCCCTGTAATTTTAAAACACCACCTTTAATAATATCAATTGTATCAATACTTAATACGATTTTCTTATTTAAATATTTCTTATTTAAATCTCTAACTATTTCTTGAATTTTTGATCTATTGCCAAATTTAATTATATCTTGTGAATTTATACCAACATGATTAATTTTTAAACCAATATTCCTTCCATGGTAAGTAAAACCTAAACCACCATTTTTTAAAACTTTAAAGTCTAAATATAAAAGTCTCCTACAACAAGATATAAAATGACGAGCATAATCATAAGTATTAAAACCAATTAAATCACAACATAAAATACTATTAATTATAGTATTTGCTTCTGGAATACATCTAAATACATCGGAACTTGGGAAAACAGTATGTACAAAAAAACCAATTCTTGCAGAAGGTCTTCTCTTTCTAAGTAAATTTGGAACCAAAAATAAATGATAATTATGAATCCAAACTAATGTTAATTTATCTTCTAAGAAAATACTTATTTTTTTGGCAAATAATGTATTTACAACTAAATATGAACCCCAATATTTTTGCCAATTCTTAGAATAATTTACATCACGCTGTAAAGGAATTGAATAATGTAAAACTGGCCACAATAATCCTTTACAAAAATTATAATAAAATTTATACTCTAACCTTTTATCTATAAAAACAGGAATACAATTATATTCATATAATAAATCCTCTACTTCATCTTTATCTGTTAAAGGAATATTTTGTTCTAATGTTCCTATCCAAACTTTTTCAATACTATTATCAAAATTTCGAAAATTTGCGATTGATGAACGATTACTATTCCATATAATTTTATATCGTTCATTTTCCTTTTTAACTTTTATTGGTAATCGATAAGAAACAATTACTAATCTCTTACATTTATCAGTAACATTATTAGATAACATTATATATAACTTAATAATATACTCATACTTATTTAAGTTTTAAATTTTATTTAATAAATAACTAGGTAATTTATTATTATTAGCAAAATATAAATGTAAAATCCTTAAACAAATACTATGATTTGATACTAATATCTTATATTTGTCAAAATTAATTGGATCGATCCAAACAAAGTCATCATGAACATTCATCTTAAAACTATTTTTAGGATTTTCTGTTTTTACCCAATAAAAACATAATTTTACTAATCCTGTATCATACTTAAATTTCGTATCACGAAAATGACATAATATATTACAATCTATATCCAATTCTTCCTTTAATTCACGTATTAAAGCCATTTCAGCAGTTTCATGTAGTTCTAACTTACCACCAGGAAACTCATACCAACCACTTAAAAATTCAGTACTCGCTCGACGAGCAAGTAAAATTTTACCATCCTTATCAACAATAATACCTGCAGCTACTCGTTTCATTTTTATTTGTTTGTTTGTTAAATATTTATTTTCAATTTTATTATCTATTTTATTATCTATGTCGACAGTAGAGATGACTACACAGACACCTGAAGACAAAAATGAAGATATCCTAAATTTATGTTTTAATCAAGATACTTCTTGTTTTGCGTATTCCGGAAATAATGGATTTACTGTTTATAGTTGTGACCCATTTAGACAATCTATTAAAAGAATTTTTAACGGGGGAATTGGTATCGTCTCAATGCTATTTAGATGCAATATTATGGCTATTGTTGGGGGAGGCAAAAATCCAGAATATTCTCCCAATAAAGTTATGGTATGGGATGATCATAGCCAGCAATCAATTGGAGAATTAGTATTCAGAACACCCGTTAAATGCGTAAAATTAAGAAGAGAAAGTATTATCATTGTCCTTGAACATAGAACATATATATATAACTTCTCAGATTTAAAATTAAGAAATGTTATTCATACTATTAGTAATACAAAGGGTTTAGTATCCATATCAATCGTTTCTAATGCTAATGTTATTGCCACTTTAGGAATGGAAAAAGGAAGTATTCGCATTGAAAATTATGAACTTAATAAAACACATATTATTAATGCCCATGAATCTGATATCGGTTTTATGAATCTTACAGATAATGGTAAATACTTAGCAACTGCTTCTATACTTGGAACTATTATTAGAATATGGGATACATATAGTGGAGAAAAAATACAAGAACTAAGAAGAGGAACTGAACAAGCAACGATTCATAGTTTAGCATTTTCTAAAAATAATCAGTTTTTAGCTTGTTCGTCTAATTCGGAAACTATACATATATTTAAACTTAAACCTGATAACAAAAATTATAATGAAATATCAAACTTCCCTGAACAAGATAACAAAAAAAATAAAGTAAAAAATTTAAAATCATCCTTATCACTATTTAAGGGATATTTACCAACATATTTTAGTTCCGAATGGAGTTTTACACAATTTAAAGTTGATTATCCTAAATCTTTTGTCGCATTTGATAAAAATGATAATAAATTACTTGTTATTACTAACAATGGACACTTTTATAAATTAAATATTGAATGTGAAAATACAAATTGTATTTGTAAAGAAGAAGAACATTTTGTTTTCTTGTAATATTTTATTATTAATTCGATCTAGTTCGTAATTACGAGTTGTAGCGCAAGATTCACAGAACGCGTAGGAATATGTGAAGGAAGTAGACCAGAGCGGTGGATGGGCCTTCTTTCTTGTGTACATAATTGTCTCCCACTTCATGATACTCAATTTGTTTGTAGCTGTGATCGTGGAGAATGTCTACAGTCAGTCTGTAATTCATAGCTATATTTATAC